CGCTCTGGACTTAGCGGTAACAGTGACTTTCTCAATCGAGAATGCCATCTGGTTGAATGCATTAGCACCCGTATCGAGTCCTTCTGCACTGTCGGTACGCAGACCCTGGCCAACGTTATAAGGTGAAGGCTCGGTTGTTGCAGTACCAACTGGGTTCAGAACGGAAGGATTAGTACCAGACTGTGCAGTAGTACCGAAACCAACTTTAGGATCGGTGAAACCGTTAGCGTCGTCACGACCGAAGGGTTGACCCGAGAATGCGGAATCTGGCTCGTTGAAGAATGCTTCGTCGCCAGACTGAGTGCCGTAGCGTGAACGCATTGCGAAGATGAGTCCAGTAGGACCACTCATTGGTTGAACGCCAGCCAAGTCATAAGCGACAAGGTTAGGCATTGAACGTCTGATGAGTGAAATCAGAACGGGATCGAAACCTGCGGTAGGACCTGCAGCAGCAGCACTACCTGAGAATCCAGGAGCGCCAGCTGAAGAGCCAGTGCTATTGGTTGGTTGCTCCATGAGCATACCGCCATGTTCAAATGCGGATTGCTCGCGGAGGAATTTTTCTTGGTTTTCCAGCAGGACGGCGGTTACTGCTCTTCTGTGCGAATCTTTGATTGGATCAAGACCCTCATAGTTGAGGAGAGGTGCCCACTTTTCCTGCAGATGCTCGGATTGGAACATTTGCGTTTACCTAATAAGTGTACGTTTTTGGGTTTGAATTATATTAAATTCAATTATTTGCTAAAAGAACCCATGGTTCTCAGGTATGCGGACATTGAATTCGAATAGGATTCGGGAGCAACGTCTACACCCTCAGAAAGGGTTTCGGACTTAGCAGTTGAAGGTGCTGATTTGGAGGCAAAATATGACTCCTTCAGCGTCTCCAGCTTTTCACGATATTCTTCTTCACTTTCAAACTCAACACTTTCGGCAAGTGAAGCGAGCTTCTCTTTCTGAGTCTGTGCAAGACCTTCAGAGACTTGATCTAAGATTCCGTCAGCAACCGACTCTGCGAGACGCTTGTTGAGGGAGATGTTCTTCTCAATTTGCTCGTTGAGTTTTGTCTCCATATCATCAAGTTTTTCTACCATGCTCTCAAGCACATCATATTTATCTTCAGGGATTGATACATAATGATCTTCAAAAAGACCCTTCATTCCTTCAAGGAATGATTCGGTCATTTCAGTCTTGAGTCCTTGCTCAATAGCAAGTGCGTTCTCAGAGAACCATTCGTCTGAGACATACTCAAGATAAGAATCAACACGCTCAGCGAGTGATTCCTTCATTTCTTCTACTTCTTCTGCAAGAGCAGCAGCATATGCTTGCTCAAGCTCTTCCTTGATACCAGCAACCTTAGAATTGATTGCTGCTTCAAAGATGGTTTTTGCTTTTTCCTTAAACTCTTCGGAGAGTTCTTCGCCACCGAGAAGTGCATTAACATCTTCTTCGATGTCATACTCTTCAACGGTTTCTTCTTCTGCAACTACTTCATCAGTAGTCTCTTCTTCTTCCTCGATGACTTCTTCAGTCTCAAGTTCTTCCTCTTCCTTCATGCCCTTCATTGGTTCTGCTGCTTTAGCGCCTTTGTTTACAACATCACGAACTTGCTTAAGAGTACCACCAGGAGTCTTTAACTTAGCCGAATCATCATCTGGCTTATAGTTATCTGGGGTAGGTCCACCAAGGTCCTCTACAGAACCGAGTTGTGAACCATCATTTTGCAACTTGGGCATTCCTTCTGCGGGCTTAGCGCCAGCATTTACAGCAGTTTTGGATTGCTTAGTGCCTGCTTCCATTTCTTGTAATTGTTTACCACGAGACATTTGAACTCTCCGATGTTTCCTGTTATTAAACTATATTTATTTATAAATTAAGATATTTAATAAATCAAAGATTATTTAAGAAATCATTGAATAAGTTTAACTTATTCTCTTCAAGTGATCTTTGAGTGACAAGAGTGTTGATTTGTTTGTATGTTTTTGCAGCATATTTCTCACGAAGAATGCCACCATCCCATACCCACTCTTTTCCTTCCATGATACCTTCAACGAAAGCATCAGGAGCGGAAGGATCAGCAACGATATCAGCAGCAGTTGCTAACATAAAATCGTCACCAACAACATTGATTCCCTCTCTTGTCATTTTGAGTGAACCAATACCGCGAGAAGAAACTCCGAGTTTTACACCTTCTTCAATCAGGGAAGATGCAATCTTACCCATTGGAGTATTCAGAATCTTTGCTTTTCCGATAAAGTTTGAACCGCTCTCTTTCAGAGAAACGATTTTATGAGAAACTCTATCAAGGTTTACGGTTGGGCCATCGGGATGTCCCAGTTCTCCAAGTGCTCTACCGGCAACAACATGATTTTCGCTATATCTAGCTACTTCACGGCGGAGTGTTTCCATAGGATACATTCTGCCATTACGGTTTTTGATGTTTCCTTGGAGGAAAACACCTTCAATGTACATTGATTTCTTGCCGTTCTTTTGTTCGACAAGAAATTCTACTGATTCGATTTCTTCTCTGATAAGTTTCATCAGGCTTGTCCGGTAATTTGTACTTGTTGTGCGTGTACTGTACCAGTTCCGCTATCAGTTCTAGCAGCAAGTCTGAGAGAAAGACTTGCAGTTACATCAGAACCAGCGAAGTCTCCGGCAGTGCCAGAGTCATAATCAACTGTACACTTGGTTTGGAAATTTCCATCATAACTCGAAGTAGTATCTACACTCGTAACTTCAACATGGCGAAGATTTAAATCAGCATTGGTTCCACCAGTAATTGTGATATAATCACCAACACCGAAAGGACATTGTGTTCCTTCTGGGAATGAAATTATCGTTGAAGAACCAGTTGTAATTCCAATAACTCTATTTGATGCTTTTGTCATCGCAAGAGTTGCTGTTCCACCTGCAGGAATATAATAATCAAAAACAGTTGCAGTTGGTTGACTGTCAATTTTTACATGAGCACCAGTGCTACCAGCAGCAACAATTCTCAATGCGTTGGATTTAACAACAAACGATGTTGTCATTCCAGAAGATGTTGTTGTTGATAATGATGTTGATAATCCTACAGGTCTATGCGCCATTATTCCTAATAAATCATTTATAATAGTTATTTATTATTCTTCGTCTTCAGCGTCGATATCGTCTTCGATTTCTAGTTGAGAATCATCTCCAAATAAAGAGTTTGCTGCTACTGGACGGAAAGCATCAACTCTTTCTGCTGACTTTGAAAACAAAATATCTTTGATTTTATCGCTAATTTGTGAAGGAGACTCATCAGCCGCAATCATATCTAAAAGTTCTTCCATTTTTAAAAAATCCTGTAAACGCTAGTATTTATATTTCCCCACCCTTGGGTAGTTCTGGGGCTTCTGCTGGAGAACCATCAAGTTCTGGTTCTGTAACTGGTTTTCCTAAATCCATGTCTGCGGTTTGTTCAAATGGTAAACCAGTTTGAGGATCGATAGTTGCTGGATCTGGAATGATTCCTGCTTTGATTTCTTTTTCAATGAGTGAATCTTGCTCAATGATTTCAACATCAGTTTGACGAAGAATCTTACGTCTTACATAATCCTGAGAGAAATACTTGCCAACATATGGTTCTGCAGTTTGAACCATATTTAATCTTTCGTTGAGAAGTTCTGCATCCTTCAATTCTGCAAAATGATTATCATAGAGGAAGTCATACTGAATATGCTCACTCATGATATCCCAATCTTCTGGGGTAATAATGTTCTTGAGAATCAGTTGAGTCTTGAGAATATCATTGAACATATTTGAGAATCTTTTTCTCAAACGTCCAACAAACTTACTAAACTTAACTTCATCTCTTAAGATTTCTGAGGATCTACCGAGATTAAATCCACCTTCGCCATCCATGCGAGACGGCGGGACGTTGAGGGACCTATATAACTTCTTTTTAAAATACTCAATGTCTGTGATTTCTCCAAGATTTTGTCCTCCTGGAAGAGTAGAAATTTCAGTACCACGTCCTCCCTCTCGTCTAGGTAGCCAAAAATCCTCAAGCATTGCCATGTATTTTTTGTCATCACGGATTTCTCCAGTGTTTGCATCGTAGACAAGCTTATTACGATAACGCATCATAACATCACGAAGATATTGTTCTGCCTTTACCTTAGGAAGATTACCAACGTCAATATAGAAAATTCTACGTTCTGGTGCTCTACTCAAACGATAGATAACCAGTGAGTCCTCAATCATTCTAAGTTGATTGAGTGATTTAATTGCTTTATGAAGATATGAAAGAGTCGATCCTTTATTTCTATCTACAAGTCCTGAAGTGCAATATGTGATTGCGTCTTTTGCAATCTTAATTCCTTGACTTGCACCTGTTGCATTAACATTTCCAGTTGGATATGAACCCTTTGGATTGTAGATAAAATACTCTTCAATCTCAGGAAACTCATAATCCATTGGATTATCAGATTGCCTATACGCTGGAAGTTTATAATTATCCTTTTCTTTTTTCTTAGTTTGCCTTACAAAACGCATTTTCATTGCGTCAATGTAGCGCAATTCTTGAATTCCTTCTTGTGGATTCTTTAAATCAATTACCTTGTGATAGTATAATCTACCATCCACGTACCAATTTCTGTAGATTTCGTGTGACTTCTTATTAAAATCTAGCAGATCGAGAATGTATTTAAACTCTTGTCTAATCTTTTTCTTGATACCATCGCTTGCATTAAGATTTGAAAGTTCAATCTCAACTGGAGTATCATTAGTATCGGAAACAATGGCTTCATTTACAATATCTTCAATGGCACTATCGCATTCTGGGTGAAGTGCCATTTCACGATAACGTTTGATTAAATCAAACTCTGTTCTATAAATTCCTTCAATGTCAACATACGAACCAAAAAATCCACTACTTAGATAATGGTCAACCCCGTCCTCATTATTTTGAGGAACGGGGGAGACTGTAGTTGGAGATAATGGCTCATTGTCCTCAATAGAGAACCCAAATAATTTTGCCATAATTTATTTGCTTGTCCGTTTTACCTGTAGTATTTATCAGACAATTACAGAGGAAGTTTGATCAGATGCATTACCGTTGGTAGAATCTGTTCCAGCAATCCAGTACTGAACCTGGAATTCTACCGTATACTCTTCAATTGTATCTCCAGAATCATAAGAAAGATCGATTTGAGATACGTTTGTTGGGAAGATGCCATCAAAGTAGTAAGTTCTCAGTGGGGTAATTCCCGACTGTCCTGCACTTCCGTCTCCATCGCCACTATTTCTGGTAGCAAAACGTCCTTGATTGTATCCTCTTCCGAGTTGGTGAACGGTTGCATTACCCATATATGAATTTGGATCTGTTGCTCCAGAACCATCTGACAACTTGCTTACTCCATTCATCCACTCTTCAAATGCTGTTCTCAGTTTGAAGTCCTCATCGTTAATAACGGTGATTGTCCAAGTATCAAAGGTTCTGTCTCCAGCAACCTTAAGAGATCTTCCTCTAAAAGGAATATCAATTGGGGTTACGTTTGATGCAGGGAGTGCAGCTGCTTTGCAGAGAAACTGGAATGTTTCGTTGTCCCAAGTACCAAATTTGAAGTCGTTAACATTTACTTCAAACAGATTGGGGCGGGCTCCCCCGCCTTGTAATCTTGATTTAAATTGTGAGATTGTCTTTAG